GGGTAAATAATAGGCTGTAGCAGAATTTCGCTTAATGAACCAAATTCTGCTCTTATAAGCATAAATGTAAGCCATATCTTCCAAGACAGAATTGTCTGGGAAAGATACTTTACCAGCCTGACTACCTAAGGGCACTTTAGTCCATGTATTAGTATTTTCGCTCCAGTAGAAATAACCTGCTCCAGCTGCTACAATACAAAGATAAGCACCTCCTGCGGTAACGAAATTAGCATAATACCACTCTCCTGTAACGTACGGCGGAACAGGAGGAGTGTACGATAATACAGGACTCGTGTTACCAGTAGTAATATCATAAATAGGACTGCTAGTTTCTCCTGTAGAACAAAATAGCTTATTGTTATTAGCGTTAGCCCCATTAAATACCATTATAGTGCGTACCTCAGCTGGAAACTGATTAGCTTTTGGTACCCAATACTTAAATCCCTTGCGTATCTCTACCCCAGTCATTCTAGGAATGAAATTATCTAGCAAATAACAGTCCGTCGGAGGCATAGATATGGTACTGGAGACATAATTCAAGCCTCCAATAGGTGACGGATACCTAAATTGTTGTTGGGTAGGTCTACGGAGCAGCGCCATATCCGGTGTCTGGGATATTCTTAATGGCATTAATATACGGATAGCCAGTCCCAGGTACCAGATTCAACGCCGTAGCGCCTTTGTCCACTCCAGCCTCATAAGCCAGAGCCTTCTGGAAGGCGTCCCATGTCGCGGATGAATCGAAACCTTCATTTTCGAACCATTTGTGGCGAGTAAACAGAACCACAAGTTGCCACGGATAACAATGCCAGTCTCCCGAGGCTACCATCATTTCCTGGGAATTACCAGTACTTGCATCCGTGGCCCAGTTTTTACACCGATATTCAAAACTGAGTATTTCCGTTGTTTGCGGGGGAGACTTGATCCAAATCTTACCGTTGCGTACCCTCCAGAGAATGCGCGTAGTGATCTTCGTGTTTCTAACTACCAACCACTGCCAATCTTGTGAATTGACAGGGCCAATGGCCGGTAATTGCGTACTCCTATCCCAGTGAGTATCATCTACCATGCACTTATAGTCAACGGGGAGAGGAAATGCTTTTTCCACTTGCCCTGGTTGATCGCATACGACTTCGATTTCACAAGTCTTAGATAGCTGCTCCCAATCAGCCATATAAATAAGCTCAGAACAAGCAAGATTCGCGTAGTACCCCAGTCTAAGGATGGCTTCATCTTGTGAGGAAGGAACGTCTGGAGTCTTAGGATGCCCTACAGACATAGCTACTGTATTAACTATTTCAAGTAGCGTAGTGTAAGGCGCGGCAGGCATTATTTCCTCGCAGCATTAGCGGCAAGCTTGTTCTTTTCCTGAATATCTATTTGAGACTGGAGATTAGCGACAATCTTCTCTAATTCAGTTACTCGTGCATTAGTTCCCGTAGTTGCTTCTAACCACTTTTGAGCCTTCTGCTTATCTGCTTGGAAACCAGGAAATTTCTGTCCTACTTGATCGCTAGCTTCAGCAAGTTGCTCTACCGTGAAAATACCGAAAAATTTGTATTCTTCCACCTTACTACGACTCATCCAAGGCACAATTTCAAGTCTAGTACCTACCACTTCTTCTCCAATACCAGCTTTGAATTTCTTATAGTGTTCCGCAAACCTAGACTTGTCGTCAGGAGAAGCCACTCGATCTATAATCGACAACTTATCTCCTGGTACCATTATACGGACATGTTCTATATCCGTAAATATGGGTCTACCTTCCTCTTCAGATTTAGTAGTCATAAGGACAGGACGCAAGTAGAATTGTACGTACAAGCGTCCGTCCATAGCGTATCGGGGCTGATCCTCGGTAACAAAATCCATTACCTTGGAAAAGTCCGTTTGAGGCAAGGTTTCCATTAAGTCACCGCCGCCGAAGCTGTTGTACTAATACCAAATTGATACGCTCCCGATGGAACAGTAGCGCCAGACCTATTAGTAAAGCCTGTAGCAAGTACTGCTCCATCGGCGACGGCAGACGCTGCTTGGACGCATTTAATACCGAATCCAGTATAGGCCGGACCTGCTCCAGCGTCGCGACTTGCTCCATTCCCGAAGGCCAGGAGCGGTTGCGCAGCGTAAGGATTAGTCGTTGCTATACCTGCATTCGCTACCGTTGCGGCATTACAACGTCCGCCACCGATGGCTAGAAGCCTCGCATCCGCCGCAGTAGTACCATCCGGGTTAATTGTGCCAACAACTTCATTGTTATCGAAACCTGTGCCCGGAAATCCTGTTGCGTAAGAGCCATATACCTGGGAAATACCTGGTACCGCTACATTACTACCGTAGCCGATACCAGTAGATAGGGCTCCAGTGGAGGCATTATTCGGACTAGCTGCCCTATTGCCTGCAGCATCGAGAGTTACGTCACCATCAAACGGTGATCCCTTGGGCCCCGAGAACGGGGACATCAATACTTGCATCCCCGCTGAGGGATTAGCTACGGGATTGGTCGTAGGGTCAGTCGCAGTCGCGCGAGGACCGTTGTTATACGCTGGCATCCTTCTCTCCTTGAAAAAGGGACGGGAGCCCTGCCCCCGTCCTAACCCCAAGCCACGTCAGGGTGCCGTATCCATCAGACGACCTTGGAACTGATCGCCAGACGTGCACATATTCCCCGCCCAAGCCAAAATCTGAACTTCCGCGTCTTGGTTAATCGCATAACGCCGATTGGGGGACAGTGGAACCATATTCCTTGAGGAGTGCGGTCGCAAGAAAAGGTACTTAGTATTGAGGAAGAAACCTGTCTTAGAGGGGCAGAAGCCACCGATACCGCCGTCCAGAACGATATCTGCATCCATATACTTCAGCGATGGGAAGCCCAGTTCGCCGGTATTTGGTTGAGTAAACCGTTGCTGAGCCTGAAGCGATGCGACGTAAATACCCCAGAAAGTATTGTCGAAAACGATCAGGTCAGGGCGATCTGAACCACGAACCAATTGAGCCCACAATTGATTCATTGCTTGACCGATATTCGCAGTCGTCATCTTACCTGTGGTAGGGAGATCAACGTTACTATCCACCTTCTTCGGCCGCCAGAAGACCCAGGTTGCACGGTCAATACCACCATATACTCCTGTGGCGGGATTCGTGGGCACGGCAGCGTTAAGCCCGGTGAGCTCTTTACCACCGGATCCAGTACCGTCGGCATAAATCCCACCTGCGAGAAGGTTAGCCATGGTCGATTCGGCCACATTGATACGACCCTCTAGCAGGTCGATCATTTGCTCCCGACCAGCATTCTGGAGTTGTTCCAAACCAGACATAACGATAGGACACGCTAGCTGCTTAATCGCGAATTCCGCAGCCGAAATCACATCCTGCGCCGCGACCGGCAGCAAGTCGTATCCAGAATACCAACCTCCGTTCGCGTTCTGGGCAAAAGACAATTCTTCCAGGATAGTATTGCCTCCTGAGAACGTCTTTACATTGCCCCGTTGGTTAAGTTTCGCACTAAGTGCGTTGTTTTTCGTCACATTGTCCGCAATTTGCCGCGAACGTGACTGAATCGTCGTAGCGACGATGTCCGTAATGTTCGGAAATGACATGGTCTCTCCTACAGAGTGGAATGTTCGTCGATTGCTGCTTCTATCGACTCACGAAGAGACATTCCTTTCCCACCAAAAGAGGCAGCTGCACCAGAAGTGGGCGAGCCTGAAATAGAGGAGGATGCTCTCCGAGCCGCTTGCGCGCGCTGATTCTTACCAAATGCGCGCGTTTGCGCTTCACGCTGCAGGAGGATCTTGCGAGTATCGGGATTGGCCCATACCGCGGCCGCATAAGCATCCTCTAGGTTTTCAGCCCTACCGGATTCTATGAGGTCCGCCATCAGATCCCGTACATCATCAAGGAACTCGTGTTTCGGATCTGCGCCGAAAGCTACTACATGTCGTTCTGCTTCAAGATTAACTTGATGCTCTTGTGCTGCTCCTTCATTAAACCGTTGTTGTTCCAAAACCATACGCGCCCGCTCGGTCATATTACGAGCGTGCTGTACCTCAATTGGAGTACGAATTCGTTGGGTAAGCATAGCATCCAAAATATGAAGATCCACTCCATACGTTTGGATGATATTAGCGGCTACTTCAGCCTTTTCTTGAGCCGATCCCCTAGCCAAAGAGTGCACCGTGGAGAAGATATCAGACATAAATTGCTGAGGACCCACACCCACTCTCTGAAGATGCTCCGCATACGGGGCCAGTCCTTGCATCACTTCATCTGCTACACGAATCTTAGGTCCAACGGAACCAATGAGGCGCATACTGTCCGCCTCTCTACGCAGGACCTCCTCTTGAACCTCTCGGGGCAATCTATTCCACTGCTCACGTACGTGCGGTTTCCATTGGGACGGCGCCTTGAGAGGCTCCGGTTTCCCAGGGGCCTGAGGCGGAGTCTGAGGAGTAGGAGCCTGCGGCGCAGGTGGAGTTACTGCCTGCTGCGCGGGCGCTACTGGAGCCGGTGAAGTAGGAGCAGAAGGCTGAGTGGGTTGCTCAGGACCCTCGTGCTGATCAACAGCGGCCTCAATGGTTTCCCGGAGGCTTGGGACCTCCTCAGTGGAAGGCTCAAGAAGCTCTTGTTCGTTCGCCATATAGGTAAATTTTACGCTTTGATTACTGTCGCCGTCTATGACTTTCTAGTGTATTTATAGCCTTTTCAATATCTTGTTTACTTACTGCTCCGCCCTTGCCGGTAGTAAAATACTCAGTCCTTTGTTGTTGTTCTCTATCCCACATATTTTTGTAATCATCCATGGTAGTGAGTCCATGCTTTCGCATATACTCACGATGTTTGGTGCGGGAAGATATATCTGCTCCATCAGAAGCACGGAGCCCCCAGTAAGACCTATCGTTGTATAGCAGACCATCGAATCTTGGAGAGTCGATCTCTGTAACTTCGACGAAGTCATACGGGGGCTCACGACTTTGAATGAAGCGTCGCTTCATTGTACTGTTCCCGGTCCACCTACGGAGGGGATTCCACCGGCATATTGTTTTTCTGCGTTAGCCACTTGAGCCTGCTGAATACCTTGCATAAACTTCTGCTCTCCTTGAGCCATAGCGAGTTCGTGTTGTTGCTGTTGTTGGACAGCCTTGTGATGAGCCGCTGCTTGTTCAAGCAGCATCTTAGATTGCGCTGCTGCAACGTCACCCTTAGCCTTCATAGCCTTACCTTGGAGTTCCATCATGTGCTTCTGTTGCTCATATTGAAGTTGTTGACCATGCTTCTGTTGCTCAAATTGCAACTCCATCTGTTTATTCTGCGAATCCAGTTGCGATTGTTGTTGCATAACTTGGATTTGCGCTTGCGCCTTCTGTTGCTCTGGGCTAGGTTGAGGCGGTGGCGGTTGAGCAAGCTTCGCTTGGATCTGTTGGAACGTTTTATCCAACTCTCCTTCAAACTTCTTACCAATCTTAAATCCGGCCAAGCTAAATTGCAGTAATTGCATTAGAAATGGCCCCAATATTTGATCTTGTTGAATCATTGGAGCCGTTTCTTTCAAGTAATTAGTAATTGTCGTCATATATTCCATGCGATCTTCTTTCTCTGCTTGGAAATCTATGTCCGACAATGTATCTGATTCTACGCAGCATCGCAATACGAATTCAGGATTCTTAACTAATTGGAGCGCTTGTTGAACTATTTGTTGATCTTCATCCATAAATTGGACTTGAGCCAACTTCTGGATTTCCGAAATATCCATATGCTTCCGCATTAATTGAACTTGTATATCGAAAGCAGCGGAGCAATATTCAACTACGTTCTTTTGCCTCTCTTGAATACGCATCGAAGCATACTGAGCTTTGATCTTCTGGGCTCCGAGGGTCTCTGTGGCTTTGGAGGCTCCACGAATAATGTCTGCCATTCCAGTAATTTCGTATACCTGGTTCTTAACGTCTTCACGATTCTTTAACAACTGCTCGAGAACAGTCGTTATCTGATCTAAAGGAATCCAATCAACCACTCCTTTGATACCGCCTTTTTCAGCAAAGGCAGCCCATTGATCTACGGGGACAAGAGTATTCTCTGCCGCATTATTAACCAACGTACTGATTTGCGGCGAAGACTTATCGTACACACCCGCTACCCGCGTAGCACGTACTAACAAGGAGATACGAGTATTGATCTCATTAAGTTCTTTGTACTGATCTTCTGCGTAAGAGAAGTCTGGTACTGGAACGTATTTGCCGTTACTAACTGTAGACATCAAAGGACGGGGACAAGGAAAGAAATCGTCTAATTCAAGAAAATCGTCCTTCCTGTCTAAAATCTTATCCCATGCCTTACTAATCCAGATAACCTCCTCTTCTGTTCTATCCCATATTTCATAAACTACCGCTTGTTGAAACAACTTATGCTGAGTCTCAACAGAATTATCCGATTTCTTGATCGAATAATCCAGCGGTACTTTCTTACCCACCGAACCAAATCGCTTGACCAATTGATCCCGCGTGAGGTAATTACGACGCGCGATCCAACGGACCTCTTGGTAGCAACGAGCCGGAGACCAGAGTAAGTCTTCCCAGTAGACGTACTCATCTTTCAAGCCTTCTTCAATCACCTCGTCATAATCAATACCAGTATCTGCATCTTTCTTTGGTTCTGTCTCTGCGTAATAGGTATGCCAAGAACAACCTGCTCCTGCAGTAAGCATATCCTGTACTACACTTTTTAGCAGGTTGGACATATTGAAATTGCGATTGTTATAGGACATTAGCGCACGTTCAAGTATCCAACATGCTACGCGACCCACATCATCCTGCGGATCTTTAAACTCACGATTAACTGTAGGTTGCGGAGTTTGATTGATAAGACTGGTTTGCAGAATATTAACATTAGCGGAGAACAGATTGAATCGTCGCTCCATACTAGGATCA